ATCACTATCAAAGGTAAATGAGTAAGCTATTGATAACGCTAATGATTATCATACGCACTAGCCCTATCACCATCCCATTCCTAATGAGAACAATTCGCATTCACCACCCCCGTACAGGGTGAAACGGGGAGGGGGAGGGGTGTTGGTGGTACCATTGACCCACGTCCAGATCCCCCCACATCCAGGCGCTCACGGCATTCAAAACCTTCTCCCCGCCCCCGGGGTCCAAATCGTCTAAGTCATTGATTGAATAACGGCTGGATAAAATTTTTTTTATTCTGCTGTGGCCTCCCAACATACGAAGTAAACTTCCGGTATTATGCCTCGTAAGAAAGTCCGCAATGTCGATATCACGATTCCGCCGAAGCTGATCGACCCGCTTTTTACGCCGAAGCGGTACAAGGTTTTGTATGGTGGGCGGGGTGGGGCCAAGAGTTGGGCGGCGGCGCGGGCGTTATTGGCGAAGGGGATGGAGCGGCCTTTGCGTATCCTCTGTGCCCGGGAGATCCAGCGGTCTATCAATGATTCGGTGCACAGGTTGTTGAGCGACCAGATTTCGGAGTTGGGGTTATCTTCTTTCTACGCGGTCACGGATTCCAGTATTCGCGGTCGGAACGGCACGGAGTTCTTCTTTTCGGGGTTACGGACGCAGGACGTTCACAAGCTGAAGTCCTACGAGGGTGTGGACATCTGCTGGGTCGAGGAGGCCCATGTGGTGTCCAAGAAGTCCTGGGACATCCTGATTCCGACGATTCGTAAGGAAGCCTCGGAAATCTGGATCACGTTTAACCCCGAACTGGACACGGACGAGACCTACACCCGTTTCGTGGTAAACCCCCCGGCCGAGTCGGTAGTAGTCCATACGACCTACTCTGATAACCCCTGGTTCCCCGATGTGTTGGAACTGGAGCGGCTGGATCTTCAGAAGCGCGATCCGGTGGCCTATGAGAACGTCTGGGAGGGTAAGTGCCGGGCGAGTGTCGAGGGGGCTATTTACGAGGCCGAACTGGCTAACGTCTACACCGAGGGGCGGTTCCGCCGGGTGCCGTATGACCCGCTGCTGAAAGTGCACACTGTCTGGGATCTCGGCTGGAACGACATGATGAGCATTATCCTCGTGCAGCGGGGTGTTTCGGAGGTACGGGTCATTGGCTACATCCAGGATCACCATAAAACACTGGCCGATTATGTGGATATGCTGGATCGACAACCTTACCGTTATGCTTACGACTGGTTGCCGCACGACGGCAAGGCCAAGGACTACAAGAGCGGAAAGTCCGCCGAAGAACTCCTCAAGGGGATGGGGCGGAAAGTCAGGATCGTCGAAAACCTCGGGATCGAAGCGGGGATCAAGGCCGCGAGGCTGATGTTCCCCCGGGTTTACTTCGACGAACGCGCCGATAAGCTCCTCTACGCCCTGAAACGCTATCGCCGGACGATTAACCAGACCACCGGCCAGCCGGGGCCTCCCCTGCACGACGACGCCTCACACGGCTCCGACGCTTTCCGCTATCTGGCGGTAGCGGTGGACAAGATGAGTAACGAAGCCACTATTACAGACCCCTATAAGGGCTTTAGACGGGATATAAGCGTTTATGCCTAAGATGACCAAAGCCCAGCGGGATAAGCTCACTAAGATCCGGGCGAACTACAAGAAGGCCACCGAGGCAGACAACACCAATCGCCGCCTCGCGATGGCCGACATGAAGTTCATCAACGAGCCGGGTGCCCAGTGGGACGAGTTTGTCAGGCGCGAACGCGGTGAGCGGCCCTGTTACGAGTTCAACAAGCTGCGGGTGACGGTCAAGCGGGTGGTCAACGACATGCGGGCGAACCGCCCGGCGGGCAAGGTCCGCGCCGTGGAGGACTCCGACAAGAAGACCGCCGACATCTACGAGGGGCTGTGCCGCAATATCTGGAACAATTCGGACGGCGACACGGTGATAGACCAGGCGGCGGAATATCAGGTCAGCGCCGGGATGGGCGCATGGCGGATTTCGGTCGATTATGCCTCGGAAGACGCTTTCGACCAGGATATCAAGCTCGAAGCGATCCGCAATCCCTTCTGCCTGTACACCGATCCGTCCGCCGAAGACCCGATGAAGCGGGATGCCCGCTACTGGTTCCTCACCACGCGGATTTCGCACGAGGCGTTCGAGGAAAAATACGGCAAAAAGGCCGAAAAAACCGACTGGGAAGGCGGTTCCGACGAATTCGAGGACGATCAGGACTGGGAAGACGAGGAAACCGTCCGAATCGTTGAATACTGGTATCGGGAACCCGTTACCAAGACGATTTTGCTGCTTTCCGACGGCAGGACGGTCGAGGAAGCCGAACTGGCGGCCGAAGCGGCGGCGAATCCGGGGGCCTATGACGGTCTCCAGATCCTCCGCAAGCGGGAAGTGCAGACCTACAAGATCAAGAACTGCATTGCCTCGGGCAGCGAGATCCTGGAGGAAGGCGAGTGGGCCGGCACCCAGTTCCCGTTCGTGATGATCTATGGCGAGAGCATGATTATCGACGGGAAACACCTGTGGTGGGGCCTGCCGAGGTTCGCCAAGGACGCGCAGCGGGCCTATAACTCCTCGCGGACCTTTGCTGTCGAGGCGGTCTCCCTCGCCCCGCAGGCGAAGTTCTGGGCGACCTCCACCCAGGCGCAGGGACACACCGACAAGTGGGCCGAGGCGCACAAGAAGAACTACCCGTACCTGCTCTATAACCCGGATCCAGAGGCCGCAGGCCCGCCGTTCCCGATGCAGGGGGCGAACATTCCGCCCGCGATCATGAACGAAATAGGGATTTCCAGCGATGACATCAAAGGCGTCACGGGGATCTACGATGCTTCACTGGGCGCGAGATCCAACGAAACCTCGGGTGTGGCGATCCGCTCGCGGCAGCAGCAGGGCGAAATCGCGGTCTTCAACTACGGTGACAACCTCGCGAAAGGCATTCGCCGCACTTGGGAACTCCTCATTGATCTTATACCTCGCGTATACGATACCCAGAGAAGCCTGCGGATTCTTGGCCCGGACGGCAGCGAGGATTTTGTCGAGATCAACCAGCCCGCGCCGGACGGATCCTACCTGAACGACGTGACTCGCGGGAAATATGACGTGACCGTGACGATTGGCCCTTCCTTCTCCACCCAGAGGCAGGAAGCGTCGGAAATCTACATGGGCATGGCGCAGAACAACCCGCAGATCATGGCCGTGGCACCGGATCTGATCTTCAAGTCGCTGGACCTGCCGTTGTCGGATGACATCGCGGAGCGCATGAAGTTCGTCCTGCCGCCGCAGGTCCAGCAGGCTATTTCCAAGGGCAAGGCCGTCCCGCCGGAAGCGCAGCTTATCATGGCGCAGGCGACTCAGGCGATGGCGCAGGTACAGGAAATGGGGCAGGCGTTGCAGGCCCAGCAGCAGGAAATGCAGAACGAGAAGTCCGTACTGGAAGGCGACAAGGCCAAGGTAGCGGCGGAAGTGACCAAGTTGCAGGCCGAGGAGAAGGTACTGGCCGCGAAGTACGCCGAGGCTGTGGCGAAGATCGAGAATGCCCAGTTGCGGGCCGATGCCGACCGCGGCGAGAAGGACGGCGAATCCGAGAAGGTGTCGCTGTCGGCGCAGTTGCAGGAAGCCCTCGTGGCGATCCAGCAGCAGGCGGCCGAGTTCATGACGCAGGCCGCGCAGGTGATGGCCGAGATCCAGGCGAAGGCCCAGCCGCAGACGATCATCGCACAGCCGAAGGCCAAGATTTTCCGCGCCCAGCGGGACGAGGCTGGAAACCTTGTCGGTGGGGTCATTGAAGAAATGTGATCTCTGGTGGCGGATCTATTATGGGGACGGGTCGGTATTCACATCCGACGACGGTCTCCCGTATGCCGCCCCGCGCCAGGATGTGCAGGTCATCGTTCAGGGGAAAGACGGCAGTTACGAGATCGTCCACGGCAAGGATGAGTTCTACTGGGAACCGTCCACCGGGGGCTGGCACGGAACCGACCAGTTTGGCGCTTTCGACCACCTGATACGCAGTAAGCGGCAATGTTTGCTGTTCGGCCGCATGATGGCCGATTCCGAGTGGCGCACCTTGTTTGCGAGGATTAAGGAGGAGTTGGGGCCTCGCTCGGGGAGTTACAGTCGGGAGTACCTGCGTGAGCCGTACATCTAAATTCGTCATTACTCGCGGCGTGGCCGTCTGGGATGAGAAATCCCGGCGGTACGTCACCGAGTCTGTCGAGGGGTACGACTACGACGGCCCGTGGACGCAGGCGATGGACACCTCGCCCACATGGTCGGCCTACACCTTTCAGGTCTACGATGATGATGGCGCGGTAGGTTCTGCAACCGCCCTCGCCGGGGTTGGAACGGCGGCTAATGTCGAGAACACTAAAGCCTTCCATCTGCGGGTACTGGTCGGTGAGACGGCGGCTGCGAGTATTTCCAATACCGGCTCGTGGACGCTCCAGTACATCATCAATGGCGGAACGCCCGCAACGGTCGGTGCGGCAACTGCGGTTGCTTACTACAATTCGTCCAACCTTACGGACGGGACGACGAACTTCGCGAATGCGCTCGGCGCTATTCCGGGTTCGACGCAGACGCAGACGTGGAACGAGGTCGATGAGAACAACTCGACCGGCTCGCACACGTGGTCTGACAATTCCTGTGAGCTTTACTATTCGCTGATCCTGAATAGTGTCTCGGTCGGTGACACCGTTACCTTCCAAATGCTCTCGCCGTCCACCTCGACGGCCACGACGTTTTCTACCGTCCCGACCGTAAGCGTTATCCCGGCCAACACGAATCTGGCCGCGACGAACGGATCAGGGGCTTTCTCAGGGTCCGCCCCGACCCTGGCAATGACCGACAACAAGACCTCCTCTCCCGGGTCCGTTGCGGTCACGTCGAGCGGTTCAATCCCGGTTGCTGACACTTCCGCTAACCAGTGGATCACGCCCGATGCAGGGTCCGGGGCACTTTCTGGGAATTCCGTCGCCCTGTGGAAATCGGGCGCGGGCGGCCCGGGTATGTTGCTGTTGTTCAACACCCTGTTGGAAGGGGCAGCGACCAATACCAACCGCGCACCGGGGGCAGGCTCTGGCACCTTCGCCGGATCGGCTCCGACGCTCGATCACACGGGCGATGCGACGGCCACCCCGGGGGCTGGATCGGGGACGTTCGCGGGATTGGCCCCCACGCTGTCCCAGACAGCTAATCAGTGGATAGATGTCGGGGCAGCGCAGACCCTTGCGGCCACGGGCGCGGAACCCACCCTTGACCACCTTGGGGATGCCACCGCCACCCCCGATGCGGGCGCAGGGGTATTTTCCGGCTTCGCTCCGGTACTCGCACAGACGGCTAATCAGTGGATTACTCCCGATGCCGGGGCGGGCACCTTCGCTGGAAGCGCCCCGACTGCGGCTACCACGGCTAACCAGTGGATTACCCCGAATGCGGGGACAGCCGCCTTCGCCGGAAGTTCCCCGGCGCTGGCCCAGACCGCAAATCAATGGATCACGCCGGACGCTGGCTCTGGCACCTTTACGGGGCAGGATCCGAGTGCTAATTCTGGCAACAGCCAGACTATCTCGACCCTGAAGGGCTCCGGGGCCTTCTCTGGAGCCGCCCCGGCCGCCCTGCGGACAGATAACCACTGGGTGGACATTGGCTCTGTGGGCCTCACAGGAGCCGGCAGCGCCCCTGTTTCGGCCCCCACTGCAAACCAGTGGGTCAGTACCGATGTCGGCTCTGCGATCTTCTCAGGCGATGTACCTACCGTCCTGTCGGCCAGCGGAGACCTCGCTGTCGATATTCCGGCGGGTTCCGGCGTCTTCACGGGGTACGCCCCGACGCTTGCGGTCCCGACGACTGCCGGAGAGCAGCCGACCGGCGGGTGGTGGTATTTCCGCTACGAACAGGAAATGCTGCGCCGCGAGGAGGAGCGCCGCCGGCTGGAGGAGGCGGTCGAGGAAGAAATAGCGGCCCTGATCCGCGAGGAGCCCGCTCCTCCGGCCGAGGAAGCCGCACCCGAATATCTGGCCGATCTTGTCTCGATTATCGAGGAAGCCCAGGCCAAGGAAGCAGAATTTCGTCGGTTCATCGAGTCGCTGCAACTACAGCGGCAGGAAAGCGAACTGGCGCGGCTCCTGTCCATAGACAGGGCCATCCGTGAGTTGATTCGTCGTCGGAAGGATGAAGAAGAATTCATCTATCTCCTCCTGATGGCGGCATGACCCTACCTGCGGGGTTCGCAGGGCAAAAATCACGCTGAGAGGCGCAATGACAGACGAAAACCTTCAGGCCCAAGAGCCTGCCGAGGCTGCTACTCCCGAAGTGGAGACAGTGGACCCAGCCACCACCCCTGAATCCGAGGGTGCTGAAAAACCAGAGGTCAAGGACGAAACTCCAGAGGAAACCCCCGAGGAGAAGCCCAAGAAACCCTCTGGCGGCTTTCAGCGACGGATAGACGAGCTTACTAGGAACTGGCGCGAAGCGGAGCGCAGAAACGACGAACTGTTAGCCATCCTGAAGGGCGGCAATACTCCGAGGGAGCCCGAGGCTCCGGCGGAAATGCCCACCCTGGAAAAGTTTGGCTATGACGAGGCCAAGTACACAGCCGCGATTACGGACTATGTACGGAACCTGACCAAGGCCGAGGCGAAGACTGTTCTCGAACAGGAACGCCACGAAATTGAGAGACAGGCCCGTACCCAGACCTTCCGGCAGCGTGAAGCCGAGTTCGCCGCCTCCGTCGAGGATTACGCAGAGAAGGTCTATGACCCCTCCCTGCCGTTGACCGCTACGGTAGTCGAACTGATTGCCGAAAGCGACATCGGCCCGAAGGTGGCCTACCACCTTGCTGAAAACCCCGACATCGCACGCTCGCTGGCCTCCATGACTTCCACGCAAGCCGCGAGGGAGTTTGGAAAGTTGGAGTTCAAACTCTCCAACGTCCCAGCCAAGAAGCCCGTCTCAACGGCTCCCCCACCCCCACCGAAGATCGTCGCATCGGAACCCGAGGTTGAGAAAGACCCGGAGAAGATGTCAGTCGATGAGTGGGTCAAGTGGCGGGAAAAGCAGATCGCCAAAAAAGGTAAACGCTAGTGGCTAACTCAATTCTGACGCCGACGATGATTACCCGCGAGGCTTTGCGGGTTCTTCATTCGAAGCTCAATTTCCTTGGCAACGTGAATCGTCAGTAAACGGAAAGTCTAGCTGACGTTAAATCCTGTGAACTCGGGGAAACTCTAAAGCTGGCCCATGTCACCTGTCTGTAAACCGACTGTGATATAATGGTTTACACATTAGGGGACCAGCCATGACAATCCCGAGCCAAGCCCATAAGCATTGCAATAAGTGTGGCGAATATAAGACACCGTCTGATTTCTACAACAGATCAAATGGTAAGCCTCACTCTTATTGCAAAACCTGTTACAGGGCAAAAGTAGCCGCCAGGAAACATGGCCCAAACAGGGATCGTGTTCTTGAAATGGACCGGAAAGCCCTCCGGTTGCGACGCAAAGAAATCCGCAATGAAGCATTTGAGGCTTATGGCGGATATCGATGCGTTTGCTGCGGTGAAACAGAACCGTCATTTTTGACACTTGACCACATCAATAATGATGGCGGGAAGTTCAGAAAAGATATTCTGGGCCGTCGCGACGCTGCCGGTATACATACGTATCGGTGGCTAAAGCGAAACGGATGGCCCCCGGGCTTGCAAGTGATGTGCATGAACTGCCAGCATAGCAAGCGAATGAACGGGGGGAATTGTGCTCATGGGAAGGTGTAACGACTATCCCGCAAGGGAGTAGGGCCAAGCGGCCCGAAGCGCAGGACTCCGAAAGGATGAAGATATAGTCTGACCTGCGGGGAAACCCGTAGAGAATGGAACAGCGAACCATTCGTAACACAAGTGATGACGACCGCTTTGCCCAGGCCGGTGCCAAGATCGGCACCAGTCTGAACATCCGTATGCCGTCAAAGTATACGGTTCGTACCGGCGCGACCCTGAGTGCTCAGGATCACGTCGAGCGTTCGACCCCGTTGACTGTCAACAGTCAGTACGGTGTGGACGTTTCTTTCACTTCCGTCGAACTGACGATGAGCCTCGATGATTTCTCAAAGAGGATCATTTCTCCCGCTATGGCCCAGCTTGCCGCAAGGCTTGAGGGTGATGCGTTGTCGGCCGCGTACAAGTTGATTCCCAACTACACGAACGCGACGACCAACTCGAAGATCACCTACAAGTACTTCCAGCAGGGCGGCTCCAACATCACGAAGGCTCTCGGCCCGTCGTCCGGTCGGACGGCCTGCCTGTCGCCTGACTCGGTGGTGGAGTTCAACGATGCCGTCAAGGGCCTGTTCCACGCTTCCACGAATGTTGCACAGCAGTATCGTGAGGGCATGATGGGCCGCACGGGCGGGTTCGACGTGTACGAAAACACGCTGACTCCGTATCACACGACCGGCTCGCTGGCGGGTTCCCCGCTGACGACTGGCGCGGCGCTCGGTACGTCCACCACGGCGAACGTGTGGGCGTCCACGTCCGACATCGACATCGACGGTGCGACCTCCGGTGGCACGGTGAAGGCCGGTGATATCCTCACCTTCGGCACCGTGGCTGACGGCGTTCTCGACGTTCACCCGGAAACCAAGGCCAGCTATGGTAAACTCAAGACCTTCGTGGTCCAGAGCGATGCCACGGTGGTCACGGCGGGAACGGTGACGGTGACGGTTCGCCCGGCACTGATCTATGGAACTGGCAATGCCTACAAGAACTGCGTCCTCTCGGGCGCGAACACGGATGGCCTCACGGTCACCCGCGTCGGGGCGGCTTCGTCCCAGTTCGGTCAGGACATCCAGTTCGCGGAAGATGCCTTCGTGTTTGCCACGGCAGACCTCGAAGACGTTTCCCGCTATGGTGCCTGGGGCGCTCGTGAGAGCATGGACGGTATCTCGATGAGGCTGGCTCGCCAGTACGCCATCGGGACTGACACCGTGCCGTGTCGTATCGACGTTCTGTGGGGCTTTGCCGGTCTCTATCCAGAGCTGGCGAATCGCCATATGTACGAAACCGACTTCTAAGTCGGTCTTGGGGGAGGGGGCATCCGCCCTCTCCCCTCTTTTTAACGGGAGGATTCGTGCGGAAACTAGGAAAGAAGGAAAAGATCAAGAACCCCCACGTGTTCGTGGCAACCCCCGCTTATGACGGCAAGGTGCATAGCGAATACGCCCAGTCCCTCGCAGAAGCCTCGTTCACGGCTCCGCTGTATGGGATCAAGGTCACGCAGAGCGTCATGGGGAACGGGGCCTTTATCGAAATGGCCCGTAACATCTTCGTGAAAATCTTCCTAGAGGATTATCCAGACTGCACACACCTGTTCTTTATTGATTCGGACCTTCGCTTCGAGGCGAGGGCATTTATCGGGTTAGCCCGTGCCGACCTGCCGATCTGCGCCGGAGTGTACCGCCGCAGGCAGGAACCGGAAGACTACCCCGCTAAATGGACGCCACACCCAGAACTAGGTGGGTTATGGGTCGAGGATAACTGGCTGTTGCACGACAGGGTTCCCACGGGGTTCCTCTGCATCCGCAGGGATATCGTGGAAGAAATGGCGAAGGACGCCCAGCAGATCAATCTCGCGGACCAGGATGGCCCCGTGCCGTGGCTGTTCTACACCAAGATCACGGATGACAAGCGGTTCATGGGCGAGGATTTCGCCTTCAGCGACGACTACGTTGCCCGCTACAAAGACCCGATTCCCGTCTGGACGGACTTCGACTTCACCCACGCCGGCTACAAGTGCAACTACCACCAGTGGCTACTGAAGCAGGTCGAGAAGGTGGAGCAGGAGAAGAAGAAGGCCGACGAAAAGAGTGCCGCCTGATGGAACTCCTAATCGGCGCTGGCAACGACCGGCGAAAGAAAGTGACGTGGGCGGGGTCGCCCCCAGAGTGGTGTGAACTGGTCACGCTGGACTGGGATGAGACGACCAACCCACATATCGTCCATGACCTGAATATCACCCCCTACCCGCTGAATGACGACTACTTCGACGAGGTTCACGCCTACGAGGTATTGGAGCATTTCGGCAAGCAGGGTGACTTCAGGGGGTTCTTTGAACAGTTCGCGGAGTTCTGGCGGATTCTCAAGCCGGGCGGCTTTTTCGTCGCCACCGTGCCGATGTGGGACACGGAGTGGGCGTGGGGAGACCCCGGCCATACCCGGATCATCACCCCCGGGACATTGCTGTTCCTGTCGCAGAAGGAGTACGCAGCGGGCGTCGGCAAGAACGCAATGACCGATTATCGCCATATCTGGACTCGCGACTTCGACATCATGAACATCAAGGAACACGATGGTTTCCTGGGGTTCGTCCTGCAAGCCGTGAAGTGAACTGGCGTTTTGTCCATGTCCCCAAGACGGCGGGATGTTCCGTCTCGTATACGCTTGGGATGAAGCCGGGGATTCACGTCCCGGTGACGGCCATCCCGGATTACGACTTCTACTTCAGTTTCGTCAGGAACCCCTACGACCGGATTGTTTCGGCCTACTTCTACCGTCAGCGTGGCAATGCCAGGGTTCCGATGCAGAACTACATCCCGCATTTCCACAAGTGGCTGATGGAGGACACGATCAGGGCCGACATGGTTGTGGACGAAGTATTCCGCCCGATGGTGCATTACCTTGACGCCCCCATAGACTTCATCGGCCGGTTTGAGAACTTGCAGGAAGATTTCGACAGGGTTTGCAAACTGATCGGACTGGAGCCGAAAAGGCTCATCAGGGACAACGTATGCGATCACCCTCCGTGGCGGGAGCTTCTGGACGAAGCGGAGCTTGCGAGGGTCTACGAACTTTACCGCGAGGATTTCGAGTCCTTCGGATACGAGAGGGTTACAAGTGTCAACTAACAGTGAAGTGATTCAGGATGCCCTCGGGCTGATCGGCGTGACGGATGATTTCACCCTCACCGCAGAGTATGGCGCTCTCGGCCTGCGGGCCATGAACGACATGCTGACGATGTGGGAAAACAATCAGGTCGATGTCGGTTATTTCGAGCAGGACACCCTGACGGACGACAGCCCGATCAATGCCGAATACATGCTGCCGGTCAAGTACAACCTGGCGGTGGCACTTGCGCCGTACTTTTCCAAGGAGCCGTCGATGGCTCTGGTGGCGCTGGCGAGGGATTCCTACAAGTCCCTGCTACGGGCAGAAATGGAATCCCGCCTGAATGAAGTGGACACTTTCAACGCGCCCCTCGGGGAGTCGTGGGGGCACTGGTATAACATCCTGACGGATACCTGATGAAAATCCCGCTGCCTGTCAGAACCTATCGAACCGAGACGGCCAGCACGGCGCGGCTCGTGAACTGCTTTGCGGAGACTTCCCCCGGCAAGGAAGCCAACATCCTGCGTACTGCCCCCGGTATAGACGTGTGGCAGACGGTCGGCAACGGCCCCGGGCGCGGGATGATCTGGCACCTCGGGAACCTCTATGTCGTCTCTGGGACTTCGCTCTACAAGGTGACGCCCTCTGGGACCGTTACAACCATCGGGACCATTCCGGGTACTGACCGTGTGTTCATGGCATCGAACGGGGTTGACTGCGTTATCGTCGGTGGCGGCGTCGGCTATGTGGCGAACACTACGGTTACTGCAATTTCTGATGCAGATTTTCTGGCTCGCACTCCTGGTGCCGTGGATTTCATTGACAGCTTTCTTGTATTTGTCGAGGCATCTACTGGGCGATTCTTTTCTTCGGATCTACTTGACGCGTCCAGTTACGATGCCCTCTATTTCGCGACGGCGGAAGCCGCGCCGGATAACCTCGTTACCCTCAAAGTCGATCACCGACAAATAATCCTGTTTGGGGAGTACACCACTGAAATCTGGTACAACGCTGGGACATCGGGATTCCCATTTGAAAGACTTCCCGGCGGGGTGGTTGAGATTGGCTGCGTTGCCAAGCATGGAGTTGCCCGGCAGGATAATTCGGTGTTCTGGCTTGCGAACGACAAGACGGTGCGTAGGCTTGACGGACAAACTCCTGTCCGTGTCTCACAGCACGGAATGGAAAAAGCCCTGAAGGGCTACTCGACCCTGACAGACTGCCAAGCCTTCTCCTATTCGCTGGAGGGGCACCTGTGCGTGGTATTCAAGTTCCCCACGGCGGGGGCGACATGGGTGTTCGACGTGACGACCGGCGAGTGGCACGAGCGGGAATCGTGGCCCGGCGGTTCGTGGGACGTGAGTGACATCGTGGAAATCGGCGGCGTGATCTACGTCCAGAACAGCGAAACGGGCGAGGTCGGCAAGATGAATGCAGATTCCGCTGCGGAGTGGGGCACATTCCTGCGGCCGGAGTGGACTTATCAGCCCGTCTACAACGAGGGGCGGCGGATGTTCCACGCCCAGGTTGAAATGGGCATGACGCCCGCCGTGACGACTTCTACGGCGGCCCCCTATATCACACTGGAGTATTCAGACGATGGCGGAAAAACTTTCACTACAGTCCCTACGCGCAGCATGGGAGCGGTGGGGCAATACAAAACCCGGATGGTTTGGCATCGGCTTGGTAGCGGGCGTGATCGTGTCTATCGTGCTTCGGTAAGTGATCCCGTTCCGATGACTGTCTGGGGAACCTACGCGGAGATTTCGTAATGGCGGGTATTCAAGACATCCCGCACATCGTTCCCGAGAAGTGGTCTGCCCAGTGGTTTCGGACGTTTATCGCAGAAACGCTGTCTAAGCTCGATGCCAGAAATTCTGTTGGACAGGGAATTTCCATTGCATCAACTGGAAACTCTGTCGCCACGATTAGCGTGAGCGATTGGATTAGTGCACTGGATCGCGGGTATCCAGATCGGCAGAGCGAAGTCCCCGTGTTGATTAGCGGGACTATCTATCGTGTGACCATCGGGCAGATAGAATCCCTGTTGCGGCAGCCTATAGCGGTAGAAAAAACCATCTTGGTCGCTAAGGGCCATACCCCGACAATATCGTGAGCCAGTTCTTCATCTACTCAACTCCCCGCTCTGGGAGCGCATGGCTGGCTAATTTCCTGACCTACGGCGGATCTTTCTGCCAGCACGAACCGCTTGCTAACGGACAGATGGTATTCACGGATCATCCTGTTAGCGGGGCGGTGGACACAGGGGCGTCGTTCATCGGCTATCTCCCGCCGGAAGGGGTGAATGTCTTTCACCTGTACCGCGACCCCGGAGAGGTCAGGAGGTCGCTGCGGAGTGCGGGACTGCCGTACTACCCGCTGGACGACTATCGACGCGGATTTGAGTACGCAAGGCTCTTTGACATCGGGTATCTGGAAGACCTGTGGGGACGGGTCACGGGGCTGCCGTAAATGCTCATCGGAATGAACGTGCAGCGTGACATTGGTGCGCTGAAGGAAAAACTGAGGAAAAGAACATGGCATGGATCGGTGCGCTAATCAGTGCGGCTGGTGCAATCGGCGGTGGAGTGCTTGGCGCTCAGGGAAGCAAGAATGCCTCCAAGGCCCAGCAGCAGGCCGCCCAGCAGCAAGTCGAACTTGCACGGCAGGTCTACAACTCGCAGCTTACGGGACAGGAACCGTTTCGTGCCACGGGGCTTGGGGCTAACAACGTCCTGGCGCAGCTATATGGCTTGCCCTACTACGACTATTCCCCCACGCCAACGATTAACGGGATGTCTGCCGGATTGTCCACAAGCGGGTCTAGCGGGAACAAGGCCAGTAACTTCTACGACAAGATGCAGCAGTACAACCCGCTGTCCCCGGGGAAGGGGCTGGATGCCATGTCGGCAGCCCTCGGGCTATTCGGGGGTGGTGCGCCGAAGCCGTACACGGTCAATCCTGACGGTACGATCTCGGTAAACGGGGCAAAGGGCGGCAAGAAGCAAATGGGCGGGACGATTGATCCCACCACCGGGACGTTCACCGCCAACAATGATCCCAACGGCCTAGCCGCCGCGATGAACCAGTATTTGCAGACCGGACAGTGGCCGGGCGGCGTGGCCCCCTCCTCAGTAAGTCGCTTCGTCGAAGCCGCTAATGCTCTCCGTGGTTCGGGATGGGATTACAACACAATCGGGAACGCCGCGTCATCGACGCCCTCCGGCTACCACGCCGGGACGGGTCGGGGCGACCTCTCCGTGTTCCAGAACTCCCCGGGCTATCAGTTCCGGCTTGGAGAGGGCCTGAGGTCTGTCCAGAACAGCGCCGCTGCCCGTGGTGGGCTGGGGTCTGGTAATTCCCTCCGCGCTGTGAACGACTACGCGCAGGGGACAGCCTCAGAGGACTTCTACAACTTCGTCAATCAGATGAACACCCTCTCTGGCAGAGGCCAGACTGCAACGACCAATCAGGGCGGATTCGCCGGAAACTATGGATCTACCGCAGGAAACGCCCTCGGCGCGTATGGCGATGCAAGAGCCAGCGGCGTAGCGGGGCAGACGAATGCGTGGCTTGCCGGCCTCGGCGGTGCGGCAAGTGCACTGGGGAATTACTGGGGCAACAGGAACAGAATCAATCCTTCCTCAGACTATACGGGGTGGGTCTAATGCCTATTGATCGGTACATCGACAACAACCTAGTCGATATCGGCGGCAGGTTCCAGCAGGGCGTACAGACAGCACAGGACAATCAGCGCCGCAATGCCATGCTCGCCCTTAGTCAGAGCAACAATGCTATGGCACAGGATGAGAACAGGCGTGCCAAGGCCGTTCAGACAATGGGTGTCTTCCTCGCCGCTGCGGCCAAGTCGCAAAGCCCCTCCGAGTTCGTCAAGCAACACGCCCAGCCGTTCGCACAGGGAATGCAGGAGTTCGGCTTTCAGGTAGATCCGAACACCCTGGACGATAATCAGGTCTTGGGCCTTGCGGAGAAGTTCGGGGCGTATAGTCCGCCAAAACCCCCGACCCCGCCGTCTCCATCTGCGAGTCAACAGGACTACAATGCGTGGCTGGTAGACCACCCCGGCGGAACTTTTGCCCAGTACAAGGAGTGGGATGCCAAACTTTCCCACAAGTATGACAAGCCCGCAAAACTGGGGTATGGGCAAGCACAGTCCGGAATCAAGCCAGACGGAACGCCAGGTCTGTTCATTATAGATGACAATGGGAACCAAAAGTGGATTGAGGGCCGCCCGATGCCCCCGACCGCCTCTTTGGCGGACAATCTCAAGGAGCAGTCAAAGCAGGAGGCAAAGGGGCGCGTAGAGGGTAACCTTGACTCTCTGTATGGATACTATGAAAAACTGTCTGAACTTGGGGCGGCACTCGATACAAGAAAAACTGGGTTTGAAAATCTCTCGGCAGGAATCAGGGCAAGCGGACCCGGCCAGATCGCGGGACGTGCGTTCGGCACTGAAGAGCAGTCATTCAGAAACCAGATAAATCAAATGCGGCCTCTATTGCTTCAAGAGATAAGGCAGGCTTCGCAGATGGGGGCAAGGGGGCTTGACTCCAACAAGGAACTGGAGTTTTATCTGCAAGCCGCAACAGATCCCGCGAGAGATATCCAGGCAAATATCGCCGCCATTAATGTTCTCTCGAATGCTTACGGGCTTGGCAAGACGTATGGACAGATACCAGAGGGTGCGGTAACGGCCCTAAAGACAGAATACATGGCAACACTTCCAAAACCAAAGACG